TAAACTCTTCGGCAAGGTTAGTCCCAAGCTTTCCGATTCTCGCCTGTAACTCCTGCTCGCGATCGGTTATTGCCCTTGCTGCAATTTCCGGCAATGCTTCGGCAGTCGCCGTGAATCCTTCTAAAAGGCTGCCTGACGCTACTTGGCCGATGTCAGCGGCAAGTTGATCAAATCCGCCAGCCATCCCGCTAGAAACGAAGTCCCAAATCCGCATGATGATGCGGCCGATCTTGTCGCCAAGGTTGCTTGCAATTGTAACGACCGCGTTAAAAGCGTCCGACATTAGCTTGGTAAAGTTATCTGCAAACCAAGCGGCATAAGCCGGTATCTCAACGGTAAATGCGTGCTTGGTCCCTTCGACAAGGCGGATCAGTTGCAATTCCGTAGAATCAACCGCCATCTCCCAGACGGTGCCAAGGTTGCCGACGACCACTTCGATCATCGTGATTTGCGCGATCGCCCCGTTGATCGCCGCAACTACTTTTGACTTGAAGTAGTCCATCCATTCGCCGATTGATTGCGTGATCGGCCCAATCGACTCAAGAGCCGGCAGCATCACCTCGGTTATCTTCTCGGCAGCAAACCCGATTCCATCTAGTGCAAGCTTTCTAAATGGCGATAGGGCCTCGCCAAGTACCTCCATCATGTTGCCGACTTTGTTCTGCATCCGCTGATAAGCATCAGCGGCACTGTCGGCCCTCGCCTCTTTTTGTGCCATGCCGTTGTTTGCCAACTGCATCACGGCGGCTAGCTTTTCTTCATTCGTCGCCATGTCTTTCAGCGACGGAATTAAGCGGTTGAACGAATCGAAGTTTCCTTCGGTCGCTAGTCGTGCTTTTTTTAAAGCATCGTCAAGCCCGATGCCCATTGCCTCTGATAGACCGATCGCTGCTTGTGCTACGTCGTCAAGTTGCTCATTCTCAACGCCAAGCATCGCGGCCGATTTCATCATCTCGGCAATCGTTTCCGCCTCGATGTTCGTTCGACGTTCTAAGGAGTCGGCAAGTTCAATGTTTTTTTGAACGGCTTCATCAGTCGTGCCGCCGTTAAGCTCCATTGCTTGACGTAGTGCTCGATTAGCTTCCGTCGCTTTATCGTAATCGGCGACACCCGCGGAGATTAGATTGCCTAGCCTTTCGATGCCGCGAAGTGCCGTATTGATCGTGCCAGATACGAGCGTAAAACCGGCAGCGGTTTTGATGATTGAACCGAAAGACATTTCAAGACGCGACAATCCGGCAACCGTTGAATTGATCGCCTTAGCTGTTTCGTTTTTACCGCCAATCGCGAACTCAACGTCTGGCATATCGCTTTCGCTCTCGCTCTACTTGCTCGATCTGAATTGCGTTTTCTTCGTTGTTCAAAATTCGCCGAAGTTCAAACCACCACGCCGCCTGATCAAGCAATCCGCCGGTTTGCGGTAGCACGCCATCGACACAAGCCGCCGCGATGTTTATTTGATCGATCATGTCACGACCAATAAACGACGACGGACATTCCTTTAGTTCAAAGTATCCACCTCGACACCATTCACAACCATGCCCAATACAGGCGGGGCACTCAATTTCGATTCTCTGCTGTTCGTCAAAAAGTTCGTTACATCGCCCGCGGCATGATTTGCAAAGCTCGCCGCAGCGGACGTAGGCGGCGATGCGGATTTTTTTAATTCGTCACCGCTTGCCGTAAACGTCGTGATGATTGCGTCGATGATCTCATTGATTTCGTTGATCGTCAGGAGGTCTTCAAGTGCTTCGCGGCTGAACTCACGGCCGAAGTTCTCCCATCCACTTAAACAAAACATTACGGCATCGATCGCCGCGTCAATCCTGCCCTCGGTGTCTGCTGTTTTCATCGACGCCAACGCCTTGGAAAGTTGCTTTTGCTTCCCAAGCGTTAGCACGCTGCCGATCAACCGCGGCTGAATGTCTCGCGGCTTATCGGCGTCGCTTTTCAAAACGAAAACGATTCTGTCATCACGGTCTAAGCTCTTTGGCATTATGGCGTTGCATCGACGAATTGAATCGTCAATTCCTCATCGTTTGTGGTTCCGTTCTTATTGCACTGCCAAGTAATGTCATCGGTCACAATGTCATTTCGGTTGCCTTGAGCAATCGTCTGGATCTGTGCTTTCGGTGCCAAAAAAATAATCGTTCCCGATCCGGCAGTCGGTAGTTTATATTCTACCTCATACTCCGTCGACGCCGTTAGTGCTAAATACCGATCAAGCGACGCCACCAAAACGGCCTCAGGATCGGCCGTAATAACCGGCTGCCTGTTCGTTACGATCGCCGAAGCGTAGCCGCTTGCATGTGTTGTACATTCCCGCATCACAACAGTATTGCCGGCGTCAATCGTTGCCGACGCGACGCAAATGTTCGCGTTGTTTAGTTGGAACGTATCGCCCGCACATCGGCTCGGCAGGTCAGTCGGGTAGGTTGGCGCGATGATCGCCGAATCCGTCTCCGCTTCCCATTTGCCGGTAAACGTCCAGTTAATCCGTCCGAGGTCGCCGGTTGGCAAGTCGATCGAAAACGTACCCATGCAGCCGGATAACTTGCGATACTTGCCATCGACAAAACCGCCGATTGTGATCGTTCGCGGGTCGCTGCTGGTCGTTCCAGGTTTAGCCGTCTTCGGCTTGAATGTGCCCGACGTGTTTACCCACCCGCAAGCCGGAAGGAGTACCGTAGCCCACGGCGGAAGCGATCCGCTGTCACCACCCCAGTAGATGTCAGTCGAAAACGTAGCCGTGCCCTGACGACCGGCTGCGATTGCCGCCAAGTAGTTAAACGCTCCTTGCCCCTCTCGCTGAGTTATCGAAATGTTTGGCTGGATCAGCAAGTCGTAAACGTTGAAAACGCCTTCGCTTGCGGTCAGAGTCTCGGCAGTGCCGATTGTTGCTTCGGCCTTTGCGGCGAATACTGTTCGGCGTCTGAGTAGCGACATTGATTACATTCCTCTTGGCTTGGCTTTGTTAAAGGCTGTGGCAACCCGAAACCGGATCCGTTCTTCCATTTCCTTCTGCAATCGTTCGTTAATTCGTCGCACCTGCTTAGGTTCAAAGTTCTTTGCGATGTAAACGCCCCAAGGCGATGCCGCGTTAAGCTTTGTGATCGGTTCGCGAATCTTTCCGGCATATCGGCCTTTCCGCATTTTTCGCTTGTCGCCGATTCGCTTGAAAACGTTTCCTTTCCAACTAATTTTTACCGCACCTGGCCGCGGACCCATGAACGCCGACTTAACAAACGTCTGCCCTTTTGATTTGCTGATCTTGTAACTAACTCCGGCCGCTGTCTGCCTTGGCTTAAAATGTCGAAGGCTCATTCGTCCGGTCATGCTTAGTCGAACTACCAAACCTTTTTTTGTTGGCGACGCTTTGCCCAAAACGCTCAGCGCCTTGCCGCCGTACTTGATCGCCTTTTGTGTCGTGTTTAATTCTGTTCCGATGTCCTTTGCAATCTCGCTTAACGTCGCCTTTCCGGTCTTGTTTATCGCTGTCGCAATTTCTCTGTCGATGCTGATACTTGTGCCGCGTATTGCGTCTTTCAGTTTTTCAATTTGCTTTTTGTCGATCCGAAAAGTAATCACGATCGCACGTTGTACGGGTTGCCCTCGTCGTGCCTGTATGTCACAAGCAGCGGAACGGCTACGCCACCGATGCCGCCGTCCGATACGATCGCATCCGCAACATCGAACTCTGCGTTGATTGCGTTACCTCCGAACGTATGCCACTGGCTAGCGTCGCAAACGGTCTTAACAACGTCTGACTCAAAAACCTCACAATATTGATCGATCGGAGTTGTGTCTTTTTCACTTGGTAGCACATGGCAACGAATGTCAAACCGTTGCCGATATGCGATTGCTGGCGGATTGCCTGGGCAATCGTGATCCGGCATACGCTCGCGCTCGCCTTTGACAACGATGATTTGCAAATGTCGCGGGGTGTATTGTGCCAATCGAGTTGGCCTGACCACCTCGTAAACGTAAGTAAAATCGCTATACCCAGCCGCTAACCGATTGAGCCTGTCAAAAAGCTCTTCAGTTATTCGCGTTAGCACCGGTAGGGCTGCGGTTATCTGCATTCGAGAACGAGCATTCCGTTATCTTGTGTCGTGATCTTCAGTATGGCTCGGCGTTCTGCCGCCTTGCCGTCACGGGCTGGAAATTCTAATTGATCGCCGCCCGTGTCAATTTCCGTGCTACTGATGCCGTTGGTTGCATCATTCGCAACGTGTACTTCAAACCGCGGTAACACCGTCACAACATCTTCTGCGAAGTTGTCAACCTGCTCGCGAATGACAACCGCCTTGATCGCCCGCGGTGATCTAAGTGCCGATCCGTAGAATCGATGCGGGTGATAGGTCACCGATTCGGCGAAATCGTCACTGTTCAGAAAAACCGCGGTTGCGTCGCTTGCGATTGCATCGCGTAAGGTCATCGTTGGCTAGTCCGTGCCCGTGCTTTCGGTTGTTCTTGTGTCACCGCTGCGGCGATCGGCTCAACGCTTAGGCTGACTCGCTGGACCGGCGGCCCGTCGCCCTCGCTGTGTCGCGTCACTCCGTCAACAGTGATCCTTACGCCGGCAACCTCAACGGATTGACCGGCGTTAATTTCTACGCTTTGCATCAGCGCTTCGCCTCTACGCTGACGTAATCGACGTGAACAAAGTCGATGTTGGTATCGGCAGTCTTTTGGATCTGCACGTAGGGCTGTAGCGATCCGGTCGCGGCACTCATGTCAAAGGTCGTGCCGGCTGCAACGCGAATCCCATCGACGTAAAATTTCACGTTAGACTTGCCGCCGGTGAAGTCAATCACGAATCGGCGGTAGGTCGTGCTGAGGCTCTGGCCGGTCGCCTTGTCGTCAAGGTCAGTCGTGCCGTCGTCGGTTTCGACAACAAGCGAATTCGACCCAATCAGCCGGAAGCTGGCGTGGTTCGCGATGCTGTCAATCGCATCGTTTCGAGCCGACGCCAAACCAAACGAAACCGAAGTTGCCGAGTCCAGATTCGCACCTTCCGGAACAACCTTGACGCGGTAGGCGATCGATTGAATGTTGTCGATGTCGAAACAAAGCTTATCGCCGAACGACAAGCAAACGTTTTGAATTTCGCTGGTGTTGTCGAAACCCAAACGGATCTCGCCAGTCGCCGAAGGCGTGACCACGGCATAAACCGGCGTCCCGCTGCTGGAGGTGTCCGCGATCGCCCACGGGCTACCTTGGCCCGCAGTCGTGAAGGTTTCGCCCCCCACGAAATCGTCTTCCCAAACCAAAAAGTCCTGAATACCTGCCATCGTTTTGATCCTTGTTTGAAATTGAAAAACCAACGGCCGCGGCCACTATTGGCCGCGGCTAAAACTCAAACTCGGATCATGCCGAGTTGCGATACAATCCGCGGTAGTCGATCGCCTTAGCACCGAACGTCTGGCGAATCTTGTACTTGTAGCAATCGCGGTCGAAGTCCCATTCTTGCTCAAGCACCGGTGACTCTTCGCCTTCAAGGAAGGAAATTTCCACCGTGTCGATCTGTGCCGGATCGGCCGCCAAGTACCAAATCGTGGCGCTGTTGAGGTCAAGGTTGGCATCGGATACCAACACAAGATTTCTTCCGTTTTGCATGTTGTAGATGTTTGCAACACCAGAAGATCCAGCCACGCTACCGCCAACGTCCGGCCTCGCAAACGATCCCAAAAGTTCCATTGCGGTAGCCGCGTAAGCCTTTGGAACAATCAGATAGGCCGGCTCAAGATTCAAGACCGAATCCGAAGTCAATCCAGTCTGTTTTGCCATCGCCAAGAACCCAGCGTTAAGCGTCGTCACCGAAGGAGCCCCGGCCCCGCTTGAAACGTTTGCGTGAGTCGCGTTAAACAAGGCGACGTTATCACTTAGCACGTCGTTTGCGGTCAACACGCTATAGACGACTTTGTTCTGCTTGCGTCTCATTGCGTTGCCGTGCATCGCCGGTACTCGGCTGATCGCGTCCAGGTCGTCGTTAACGACCGTCTCCCACGACACCGAAAACATCTCGCCGTACTTATCGACGGTGTACGATTCTTTTGAATCGCTCATCCGCTTCTCTGGGTACGGCTGACGCTCCGGCACGATTTCCGGGTCTGGTGACTCGCTGAACCGAATCCGGTTGATCTGCTTGAAATCAGAGACGCTTGCACCTTGCCGTGCCCAAATGCTCCAAGTGTAAGGAGCTTCGTCATAGGCCGCCAAAAGCGTCTTGTTTGCTACGTCCGCAAGCAGGTTCGGGAAAGTTCCGGTCGTGTGGTAGGCGGTTCGCTCGATACCAAACTTGCGGGAAATTTCGCGGTGCCCCATCGCTACTTGCGCGATGTCCTTTGGCGTCATGCGATCGGTATTGACGCCAAAAGATCGAAGCACGATTTCGGCCGCCCTTGAAATTGGCATCCGTGCAAACTGATCCGAGCCTTGAGAAACTTGCGGCTTTGCTTTGACACGTGCCGCACTCCATGCTCGCAACACTAATCCGCCACCGATTGCATCGGTAACGCGGTCTTGTTCAGACCCGACGACGCGGGCCGATTCGGCGGTCTGGCCGACGGGCTGAGTTGCCATGCGTTCAAGAATCCTTTTCCGAGCGTCGTCAAGCGAAACAAAACCATCACACAATTCATCCGCAAACGCTCGGTCAATGCGGTGAAGTGTGCAAAGGCTGGTGATTTCCTTACGTCGGGACTGATCGGCCGCCAACGCTCGTTTGATCTGTTCGGATGCGTCTTGCGATCGCTTGGTTTCGTCCATCGCGTTTTCCAAAACAACCTCTTCGAGTTTCGGCTCTTCGGCCATTGCTGCCGATGCCGATTCCATCGGCTCTGGCATTTCGACCGATTCGGCCAGCGTTGAAGATCCCATCTTGCCGACAACCCAAGCAAGGATCTGATTTGGATCGGTCATGCCCTCCGGCATTCCCATCGCGGCCAATTGTGCCAATAACGTTTCGTCCATTCGCTTAACCTCTTTATTCGCGGCGGTGTAAGATCGCCGAACCGTGCTTCGCTCGTCCGCTCCGGTAGCCACGAGACTCGCATTTATCGGCGTCCATCGCGTAACGATATTCGCCGGACCGTCAACCACTGTGCCTCTCGGCGTCGTGTACTTTTGGCCGCGTTCGGTTGTCAAAACTTCTCGCGGGATTGCTGTGATCGAAAAATCGGTAAGGTGCCCGTCGCGAAGTTTCGCTTCTGCCGATTGGCTGTCCGGGTCGCTTGCAAAGTAAGGCACTCCGCCGAACTCATCGCCGTTAATCGAAAGATTTCGAAGGCTGCCGAAAATGTTTCGGACGGTCGATTCGTCGTGACTGTCGACGATCGGGATCTGCGTCTGGCCGGCCCTCATTTCGATGCCGTCCATCTCCAGCACTTCGGCAACGGTCATGCCGC